TTGGTCCTACAGCGTCAGCGGTCAGGGACACAATGATTGAAGGCGAGTCTGGATTGCTGAAGATCTTTCCCAAAGACGAACGACCACGATATGAACCTTCCAAGCGCCGAGTGACTTTCCGCAACGGAGCCGTCTGTAATGCCTTTTCTGCTGACGAGCCTGAGAGGTTGAGGGGCAACAACGCTGATCTGGCATGGCTTGATGAGGTCAGTTCTTGGCGGTATCCCTTATCGTATGAGATGACGATGTTGGGACTCAGGATCGGGAAGCACCCCAGAGCGGTCGTGACGACAACGCCGAAACCGGTCAGGATCATCAGGGAACTTCTCGCTATCAATGACGGATCTGTTCATGTAACCAGAGGATCAACGTATGAGAACTCGCAGAACCTCGCTCCTTCGTTCATGGCTGAGATCCTCGCTCGCTACGAAGGGAGCCGGTTGGGGAGACAGGAGATTCATGCCGAGGTGCTTGAGGACGTGGAAGGCTCTCTCTGGGTTCGGGAAGATATTGACCGCCACCGAGTGACCGACCACCCAGACCTCACCAGAATCATCGTCGCCGTTGACCCAGCATCAACCAGCAACAAGTCATCAGCAGAAACAGGAATCGTTGTCGCCGGAGTCAGCGCCGAAGGACACGCATATGTTCTGGACGACAAATCAATCAGGGGAACACCGCTGGAATGGGGAACCGCAGTCGTGTCCGCATACCACCGAAGCAACGCCGACAGGATCGTCGCCGAATCCAATCAGGGCGGAGAGATGGTCAGTCACACACTCCGAATGATAGATCCCAACCTCCCAATCAAACTCGTTCACGCCTCCAGAGGGAAACAAACCAGAGCCGAACCGGTTTCCAGCCTCTACGAACAAGGCAAAGTCCATCATGTCGGCTTCTTCAGCGACCTTGAGGACCAACTCTGCTCATGGGTTCCTCACGAAGGACCATCACCGGACCGCTTGGACGCTGTTGTCTGGGCGATCACCGAGTTGATGGTTTCTAGAAGAAGGGAAGTCTCAGCGATCGTTCCTGTGTCTTTGGAACAAGCCAACCCATGGATCCCTCAATGACCTCAGTGACATTTCTGACGAGTTGGTCTAGGGTGTATTCATGACCGATTTGACGAACGACTTTGAGAAGGCTGTCAACTATTCTTCCAACGACTTCCGAGAGATCGGTTCCTCTGGTCTCGTCCAATACGGCGGTGAGGTTCGTCAGGATTTCTTGCGTGCTTTACAAGGGCGCAGAGCCTACGCCAACTACACGCAAATGGCAGAGAATGATCCGGTCATCGGTGCGTGCCTCCATGCGATAGAGATGATGATTCGTGGAGTGGACTGGACTGTAGAACCGACAGACACCGAAGATCAGAAGTCAGTTGAAGTCGCCGAGTTCTGTGCGTCATGCCTCACTGACATGTCTCAGACTTGGGCGGATACCCTGTCCAATATCATGTCAATGTTGGTCTATGGATTCTCATATCATGAGATCGTTTACAAACGCCGACAGGGAAGAACCGACAAGGCTGAAACGAACTCCAAACACAATGACGGAATGATCGGCTGGCGCAAACTCGCTATCCGTAACCAGAACACAATCCACAAATGGGACATGGACAAACACGGCGGAATCAACGGAGCCTACCAGAGAGACATGTACGCCACGTTCGCCGGATCCAGTATGGTGTTCCTACCGATAGAGAAGTCGCTCCTGTTCCGCACAACTTCAAAGATGAACAATCCGAACGGTCGCTCAGTTCTCCGGAATGCGTTCGTTCCTTGGTACATGAAATCAAAGATTCAGGAGATAGAAGCAATCGGCGTTGAACGTGATCTGGCTGGTATGCCAATCGCTCTCGTGCCTCCGCATCTCCTCTCAGACAACGCCACAGCGCAGGAGCAGTCAGCGTTGAGTGCGATCAAGGAAATTGTCCGCAACATAAAACGTGACGAGCAGGAAGGGATTGTGTTCCCTCTCGCATACGACGAGGACGGAAACCTCGCATATGATCTGAAACTGCTCGCCACTGGCGGTTCACGACAGTTTGACACCTCTGAGATCATCAACAGATACGATCAGAGGATCGCCATGAGTCTCCTTGCCGACTTCATTCTCCTTGGTCATGAGAAAGTCGGGACTCAAGCGCTGTCAGTTTCCAAGATCCAGTTGTTCACTGATTCACTGGACGCTTGGCTGTACGGAATCGCCGAAGTCGTTTCAAACTATGGATTCAGCCGACTGTTGAAAATCAACGGCATTCCTGAAGAACTGACACCGACGTTGCGGTACACGCCACCGACAAACATTGACCTTGAAGCCCTGTCCAAGTTCATTCAAAACATCAGCGGAGCCGGAGCGATGCTGTTCCCAGATGAAGGTCTTGAATCATACTTGAGAGAGGTGGCTGGGCTACCAGCGGAATCTGCTGAAGAAGTCTAAGCGTGAAAGTCCGTGTCGCTAAGAGGCGGAGAGTTCCAGACATTCTCCTCAGCCTCCCACACGAACATCACGACAACTGCCACGTCTCCACAAAACACCACTCCAATGTTGAGAAGAAACGAGAGTCAGGGCAACCAGCGTGGCGCATCGCTGGCATCGGTGACCTGAACCGGAGAGAAAAACAACTAGCGGACCTCATCATGGAATGCTGGGAAGAAACGAAACCTCTGGTGGAGACTCTGGTGACTGAAATGTTCCCGATCGGTCCGGTGACTTCCATGGCGCTCAACGACGAATCCCAATACGACCTCAACGTTCATCTCGTCACAGGAGAATATCAGGAACGAATCAGAGAAGTTCTGCTGGACCAATATCTGGACTCTGGCGAATACTCAATGCGAGAGTTCACAAAGCAGTTGAGCAAAGAATATAAACGATTCAAGAAAGTCACCAAAGCCGATGATGTTCTACCATCAGAAGCGATCATGAGGTTCCGGTTTGACCGGACCAGCCCAACGGCGGAAGCGTATGCGGTGAAGTCGTCGGCGACCATGGTCACGGATCTGGCAGACACAAACATCGCTGGCGTTCGTTCTCTGGTCGGGCGAGCATTCCAAGAGCAACGAACTTATCAGCAGACCGCCACAGCGCTCACAGCGCTTCTCTCAGAGGCTGTTCCCCTCAACTCTGTATCTCAGCGCCTCGGATCAATTTACGGCATCAACGCCAATGGATTGTTCCCCAGATACGCCAACGCTGTCGCCAACTTCGCTGAACAAACCGCTCTGGATCTCACCGAAAGAGGAATCACCGGTTCCAAAGCGTTGAAGATCGTTCAGCAACGGAGCGACAAATACGCCAACAAACTCCGAAGGTCCAGAGCCAAGATGATCGCCAGAACAGAAATCATGAGAGCGAACAATGCAGGAAGGCTTCACGCCTCCGATCAGGCATCAGCGAAGGGATTGTTTGACAGGGACAAAGCCAAACGGCAATGGATCACCGCTCCTCAAGATGCGTGCTACATCTGCGGACCGCTCAACGGTGTCGCTATCCCCTACAACGAATCATGGTACGAAGGAGAGCCAGCGTTCGTTCACCCGAACTGTCGTTGCACTTGGCTCCTGATCCCGAACGTTCCAGTGTACGGTGTGCCAACTGTCAGCGGAGACGGAACTGCCAGCAATCCATTTGTTTGGAATTTCGCTAACCAGCAGAACCAATCTCTGGCTGGAATCCAAACCGGTGGCGCTACAGCCAGCGGAGCGCCGGACACAATTCCAGAACCGAAACCGATGCAATCAACGGCGGTCACTGATGAAGTCGTTCCTTCTTCCCAGATTCCATCTCCAGATGATGTCAACGATTCAAACATTGAGGACTTCATCAACAACTTTGAATGGGACAATCAATCGTTCACAGGGACCAGAGGACGAACGTGGGCGGAACTAACTGAACCAGAGCAAGATTATCTGACGAACATGATGATTGACACAGAGATTCGGGAAGCGATCCCCAACATCAACGACATATCTTTCTTCGGAGGCGATCAGGGATACAAACTGATGACAGGCGCTCCGGAAGAAATAGCGCAAGAGATCCTCAAGTTGCAAGAAGAAACTCAGGCGCTTCTGTTAGAAATGGACGTGAACCGGAGAGTCCGGACGATGCAACTCAAACTCAAACAGGACACGGTTGAGGCAGGGCTGGAAAAACCAACTCCGCCACCTCAACTCAGAATGAAGGGCAGAGTCATCGTTGACGTTGATGAAGCAATCGTCGCTGATCCAAGGACAACGACAGCGCCACAAACGTATGTTGTGAGGGGAAGGGAAATCACAGCAAGAGAGATGGTCCAAGCAGTTGATGAGGGACTTGGAGACACTGTGTTCGTCGGTGGCAAAAACTATGACGACCTTATCAACGGCATGAGAGTCACGGACAGAGAAGTCAATGAGAGGATCGCTCGGATCGCTGTGGAAATGAACGCCGACTACAAAGAACTCTCGTTGAGGGCTTTGGAAAAAACGAAAGAACTTGGTTTAGCGTTAGAGCGAGAAACGACTCGCAGAGTTGATGAGGCAATCGCTTCAATCGGTGGAAAGACACCAGAAGAACTCAAAGCGGTCACTGATGAACTGGTTGAAACATTGACTGAAGTTGGAGCCAAATACGGAAACGATGTTGATGAA